CTCTTATGTAAATGCAAGTTGACCAGTTGTAACAGCAATTTTTGCTAGATAGTCAGCAGCATTACCAAGCGAGCTTGCCTGGTTGCTTAGTTCTACATAACCATAACGTGTCATGAAGCTAACTACTGGCTCAAATGTTGCTGGGTCAAGTACTGTACCACTTGACATTAGAGGAATGTATGGGCAGTAGAACGCAGCCGCATCAGTTTCTGTTGCGCCTTTGTAACCTACTAGTACGTCATCATTTGCGGCGTACTGGTTCACATAAATTCTCATTGTGCCGTTTAGAGTACCTACAAACTTTGTGTTTGTTGGTGCTTCAAATGTGCCTTCTGTGCTTCTTGCGAAAGCTGAAGTTGTTGCACTTTGTAGTACTGTTAGTACTGTTGGGCTAACAACGGCCCAGTTACCTGCGCCACGACGTGTTCTTGCCGCGATGTTGTTTGCTTCTTTGTTGATCAGAACTGCAAGAGCTGCATGCTCGTCACCAACAAATGTAGCTGTACCACTTACGCTACCTTGTGCGTATGTGCTTGCAGCTGTACCAGCAAGACTTGTTAGGCTTGCAATGATCTCTTGGTCGATTTCAGCAGTAATCTCTTGTGCAAGTGCTTGCATGATTTCTGCTTCAACGTCAAGACCGTGCATGCTTTGTGCGTCTTGTGCTGCTTCAAATGTCCAACGTGCTGATAGCTTACGTGTTTTAGCTTCAACAGTTTGCTTTAGAACTTGAATGCTTAGTTTTTTACCAGCTTCACCTTCTAGAGCTGATGTTGAATCAGCTTGGTTGGTTGTTGCGTTACCTGAGTAACCTGTTGCAATTGCGAATGGGCTAAGTGCTTCATCGCCTGCTGTTGCGCTGTCAAAAGTTTCAGCGTAACGTACACGTAGAGTGTGAATTTGACCAACAGGGCCTGTCATAGGCTGTACGCCAACGATTTCGTTAGCAATAACTGTTGGCATGACACGTCTAATCACTGGAAGAATAACCTTGTTAAGTGTAGCAACGTTACCTGCTTGAGTTGCACCAGTACTTGCTGTCTCCATCAAGTGCTTCTTAGTGTTTTCAAGTGTTGTTTCCATTACCGCTTTTTTGGTTCCAGTTAGACCGTCAGTTAGGGCGTCTTTAGTTGCGTCCCAATTTTCCATTAATGCGTCTGCCATTTTCGGTCTCCTTAACTTATACCGGCTAGTTTTTGAAGGTAAACAATATCAGCTGTCTTGCCGTCAGCTGATGCTGAAGCTTCTGCTTTGTTTCCAGTGACTTCTGTAGTAGATTCACTAAGTACCTTCTTTTCTGGTGTTTTTGCATCTTCTTTCAATACTGAAGGTAGATACTTGTTGAATGCACTTTGTAGCTTGTCAGTTTTTACACTTTCAAGCAGCGCACCCATAATTTCTTTATGGTCTTTGCTGAGAGGTTGCATCATTTCTTGCATAATTTGCTTTCTTTCTGCTGTATCTTTAGCAATACGTGTAGCTTTTACACTTTCTGCTAATTCTACTTCCTTGTCAGCAATGGCTTTGTCTTTGTCCTCAATCTCACTTTGTAGACTTTCAACTACCTTGTTCAACTTAGAAACTTCTGTTCCTTCGTTGAGATAGCTTGACATAAACTCAGCTGCAAATGTTTCGAAAATCTTACGACCAAAGGTATTTTCTTTGGCTGTTTTGATATCTTCACGTAGTGTTGTAAGTTCACTCTTGATACTGTTTTCAAGAACACTTTCAACTTTTTCTGCGGCTGTTTTAATAAAGTCTGCTTTAGTTTGATTAATGACTTCTTTGCCTTCTTTGATCATTTTGACCTTCGCTTCAACTAGTGAGCGTTTGTCCTCATGAAACTCGTTGAGCTCTTTTGTAAGTTGCTCCATAACAAAGCCTTCTAATTGGGCCATGTTAGTTTCTTGCAACTTGCGATCTTCGCGAAGTTCGTTAATTTCTTTGCGAAGTGTATCCATCACAAACTCATCAAGCACTTTAGCATGCTCTCTCATGTGTTTACGATAGGATACACGATCTTCTGCAACTTTGGCTTTGTCTTCCTTGAACTCTTCGAGTTCTTTAGCAATAACATCACCAATCATTGTATCCATAGCTTCAACAATTTGCGACTTGTCATTTTCATAACGCTGTGCAAATTCTTCTCTAAGTTCTGCTGTGATTGCTTCACGTGCTTCCGTTAGTTGGGTATCCCAAGCTTCAGATAATGAAGATCTGACCTCTTCGGAGAGCGCATTTGAGCTTAATAGTTCATCCATTGCATGAGCCATATTAATCTCTCCTATATCTCAGGTTTTTAATAAAGTTAGTCACCTCTTCCTGGAGATAACGTTGTGCTCTGTTGTCGTGTCTGGCTGCGCTAGCGACATCCATTAATACATTACCCCTATTATGATTCATAATTCTTTCATAAATTGGATCGGGATAAGCATCCGGAGCACTTGGATTTGCAACGATGTCAACAGTGATAATCTCAAAATCTTTGACTATCCCGTTTTCGTTTACATTGCCACTGCCTCTGCTTGACACGCCTAATTTAACACCACTTTCCAATAGGGTTTTACAAATATTTCCCATTGGAGTTGGCAAAATTTTCAGCTTACCGATACCATTTGCACCGTCTGTATCCATTTCAGTGATCATGTGACTTACACGATCTAAATTGATATTTAGGTCATCTGGGTGATCAGCTTCGCCTAATACACTGTATCCACTTTTGATTTTTTCATTAATGGTTTTAACTGCACTATGAATTTCATCTTTTGTGTAGATACGATTGTTTTGATTTCGTACATCACCTTCAATAAAGATACCCTTCATATACAGACTTTTGCCACCGTTAGCTTCTTCAATAGCTTCGGTGACAATATTTGCCTGATTATAAGTTAGGTGCTCTTTTAA